CTGTCTTTGAAGATGTAGAAAAATTACAAATTACTCAAGAACAAAACATGACTAACAAAGTCAACATAGAATTTTTAACTAAACAATTAGAAAAAGCATTGAAAGATATTGAAGAGTTAAAAGATAAAGTCAGAGCAAATGGTAATGGAGGACACTAATGACAGAGATGGTAATAGCTTTATTGATGATAATAAATGGAGAGATTAAAGAACATAGAATACAAGATTCAATGTCTCAATGTTTGAAAGGTAAGAGGATTGCTTCTAGAAATGCATCACCTTCTACTGAATATCAATGCATAAAATCTATGGCAGAAACAGAAGTATATATGGGTGAAAAATCAATTAAAAAATTAATATTAAAATAATGAAAATAGCTTTGTTTATGATTCTTTGCTCAAGTGTAGCAGGTAATTGTCTTGAACCTATTAAGATAAATAGTTATAATACATTTTATGATTGTATGGGTGCTGGTTATTTAGAATCTTATAATAAAAATAAACAGATTGGACCAGATGATGTTAATCAATACAGGATGTATATTAAATTTATTTGTGCTAATGAAGAAGGTGAACAAATTTAACTATAGAATACATCTCTAGCAATCTTCTCTAGTTCATCTGTCAAATCTGTAAAATTAGTTTTACATTCTCTAAGCATAGCTGTTATAACACCAGCATTATTTTTATGAAAATGTGTGGTAACTTTATCTAGTGGATAATTTTTTATCTCAGTAATAAATTGTCCTTGATTATTTATAATAAGCTTGAATCCCATCAACTCAGCTTCTTTTCTTTTAACTCTTTTCTTAGATTTTAGTTTTCGATTCTGCTTCATTCTTCTTCTTCAGTAAATCTAAAAGGAAGTCATCATCAGATTTTGCTCCCTTCTTTTTTGTTAATGGTTTATCACCATCTTTATATACTTCAACAGTTTGTATTCTTGAAGGGTTAGTCATAAATACTGGAAGCTTTGTATTGTCATGACTCTTTACCATAAAGAATCCATCCTCAGCTATACCAAATGTTTGTACATTTTTTATATCTATATCATCAGAACCTACTAAACATAAACGCATATGATAAGTAGGACCAACTGGTTGTTTTGGTTTACCATCCATTCCTAATACTTGACTCATACTAATCTGCTATTGGGTCGTGTGTTAATGTACCCATTTGTTCTAGTCTAGTCTTAGGTTCTTTATTTACTTCAGGTTTATAACCTATGTTACCAGTTTGATAATCATCATCAACTAAACTATCTACACTCTCTGTGTAAAATTCATTTAACTTTTCATTGTTTCTTTTTATTTTCTTTTTAAGATGGTCTTTTAATTCATCAACTTTAACAAACAATATCTTATCTATTTGTTGATGTATACCATACATATTTAAATCATTTAATGCTGCAATAAGTCTGCGAAAACCTTTTGCTCTTTTCTCTAACTGTTGTATTTGTGCTTCTGATAAACTCATGAGTAATCCCTTTCAAGTATCATTTCAAGATAGTGAATAGCTTTTTCAATATCTTTTGCTTTGCCTTTTGATTTGTGTCTGCAGATATACTTAATAGCATTACCTTCTGCAAACAATAAATTGTTTTCATTAATAAACTCAGCAGGTTGTATCTTCATCTTTGAATAATGATTACCATCTACTTGTTTATTTAATGAGTCATATGTAGTACCTTTAAACATATCTTTGTGTGTCATTATAGTGGTCCTTGTTCTATCATTTTTTGTCTTCTTATTTGTTTCTCTGTTGGTTGTAACATATTATTTAAATCATCATATGTCAACTCCGAATCTTTTTTTAATTTCTTTACTACCCATTTATATGACCATGGTTGTAGTTTCAATGTAGTATCTTGCCAATAGTGAGTTTGATTAGGTAACAATGTTAATACATTTTTTACATTAACTTTCTTTTGTTCCTCTTCATTTAACAAAGTCTTTAACCATTCAACAAGAATAGCTTTAGCTTTGTTTCTTATCTTACTCATTTTCTTTGTATTCATTTTTTTAACTTTATTAATTTAAAATTATTTTCTCTATCAAAATATCTGTATGACATTCTGACTGGCATAAATTTATAAACATAATCAAACACAATAGTTTCATCTAGTTCTTTACAACTATAAACATCAAGCTGTACTAATGCAGGATTCATTTCATCCCATGAGTGTAAAGTAATATGGGATGTTTCTATTATAGTTACACAAGTTAATCCTCTATTACCTTTTACATCACAATACTTTGCATAAGGACCAGCTAATATTTTCATATCAATATCTTTAATTAAATTCTTAGTCCACTTCCTCATCATCTTTAAATCTTTAGGAGGGTCTAAGACTTCAGCCCTAACTAGCAGGTGTTTGTGTTTTAATTCCATCTGTAAATTCTTTTGTTATATCTTCTACATTAGGTTCTTTAACTACATCAGCTAAGAACACATTCTTATTTGCATATTTAAATACTCTTAATCCTTTACCTTTGTTTGCATCTGCATAACATTCAAACTTATGTATACAAAATTGACAACCAACTGGTATAACTTTGTTTCCATTCTTCTCTGTCTTTAATGGATAACATCTTTCAGGTGGTGTATCACTAGCAAGTTTAGTATTTAAATCTTTTATTAAACTTTTTGTATCAGGTTTAGCTAAGTCTTCAGGTTTATAAAAACATATATCACCACTTGATTTATCAGCAACAAGAAAACCTCCCTTGTTAGTTCCATTAGCTGTTTCATATCCTGATAACTGGGCATGATAACCAAAAGGGTCATCATTAACTATCTCACCATTCTTAAATTTTTTAAAACTAAAAGGTGAAGCAGACTTAACATCACATATTTCACCATCTACTTTTGCATCTATATGTCCTTTAACATCATCTACTTTAACTTTCATTTGTCTATCTTCTACTTTATGTCCTGCTAATTCTGTCAAGTATAAAAGTAAATGTTCAATGATATGACCATATAAAAATTTTAAATTATTACTAGCATCATATTCTTTTGTTTCTTTAGGAGAATATTTATCATACCATAATTGTCTTGCAGGTTTACCTAAGATACTCATTCTTAGTACACCATTGTATTTCTCTTTTACTGGTGGTGTGTTCCATGCAATCATAGCTTCCTTAACATTGTTAAGAAATGAGTTCATGTTCTCTTCTGTTATGGGTGCAGGTTTACCATTTGATATATCAGCTATAAGTTTTTTAATATCTTCAGCTACTGTATCAATGCGTTTCTGACCAGTTGTTTCCAATTTTATATTCTCCATCTAATTCACATCTAAGCTTTAGTATTTTACCAGCATCTCTAATTGATTGTACTGCCAATCTACCAAACTCATCTGCCCTTTCTTGTTCTACTTCGTATTGAAACTCATCATGTACATTTACTACAGGATAAGCTTTGATTCGTTCTCTTTTAACATATTCATCTAGCTTTGTCAACGCAACCTTCATGACTGTTGCTCCTGCTCCTTGAAGCAAACTATTCAGGGCTGCGTGGGGGTGTCTGATGATGATTTTTCTTCCATCAAGTCCTTTAAGCCATCTTCTGTTAGACTTAGATACTCCATCCACTTTTTCTCGTAAGCTTCTAAGACTTGGTGTTGCTCTAAGAAACTTTTCTTTAACTCTTTCCCCATCTCTTTCCGAACCTCCAATGATACTTCCGATTTTTTTATTCCCTGCTCCATAGATGAAAGCATAGATAAAAGTCTTCGCTGCATCTCTTGTTTCCAAACCAGCAGCAGTTTGATTTGCTGTGTGTATATCTCCATTAATAACTTCATTTATATATTCCTTATCATTCATGTAGTGTGCTAACATCCTTAACTCTAATCCAGATGCATCCACACCAACTAATTTATATCCCTTTTCTACTATCCATAATCCTCTACATTCTTTTCCATAAGGTGAGTACACAGCAGGGATTTGTGCCATGTTGGGTGCTTGATGACTCATTCTACCAGTAATAGTACCATTGGTAATTACTTTGCCATGTACTCTCCCATCTTCCTTAATTGCTTCTACCCAGGAGGAAACTTGGGCAATTCTTTTTTGAAGCATTAAGTATTCGTTTATTAACTTAGCTTCAGGTATATTTTTTATTTCTGATAATACTTTTTCATCTACAATTACATGACCCTTATCAGTTTTCTTTTGTGGTTTCCAACCAAGCATCATTAGTCTTTCACCTATCTGTTGTCTTGAACCAAGGTTAAACTCTTTGTATTTAACTTTAGTAAAAGGCACTCCCTTTACATACCCTCTTGCTTTGTTATTAGATTTAGGAATAAACACTTCTTCTATTTTTAATGGAGGAAATGTAGCCCTAACCTTATTCTGTAATTCATTCATGTCTTCTTGAAACTTAGCTTGTAATTGATATGCTTCTACTATATCAATCTTAAATCCTCTTTCATGTTGCCTTTGAATTATCTTAGCAACTTCATGTTCCAACTCAACTGAATAACCAAAATCTTTTACTCTTTTAATTAAGAAATTATATAGTCTTTGTGTTAAGTCTACATCATTCCTACAATACTTTAGCATCTCTTCACTAAAGAAATCAAACTGTTCAAACTCAATCTTGTTATGTCCAAGCTTTACTCCCCAATTTTTTAGTGAGTGTCCACCATCTATAACAGGATTTAATAATCTAGATAAGACAAGTGTATCTGTTATCTTACAGTTCTTAAATAAATCATAACCAAAAAATTTATTTAAGACTGGTATATCAAAGCCAATTATATTATGTCCAATAACTTCTTCAGTTTGTTTTATAAACTCTTCAAACCTATGCAGATTGTTTTCTTTAAACTGATAAAATGTATCATCATGTTTACAAACAATACACCAAATCTTATCTGCAGTTAGTGTTGTTTCTATATCTAATATTACTTTATTAAAAGTCACTTGACTGTACCTCAACTAATCTTCCAGTATCAATGTTATACCTTAGATTACTACATGGTCCAGTTATTCCAGAAAATCTATTCTTTAATACTCTAACCCTTGTAGTATTTCTAATCTCAGGGTCATCATTTTGTGCATCTCTTTCAAGTCCTATTACAATATCACTAAGTTGTCCTATACTAGCTGACCCTCTTAATTGTGATAAAGATGTTGCTGCACCCTCTTCATGTCCTTTGCCATCTGGTCTTCTCAAATGAGATACAACAATCATAGCAACACCAGTTTCTTGTACAAGTGTTCTAAGTCTAGTCATGATTTCATCTAATGCTCTTCTCTCATCACCATGAGATTGGTCAGATACAATAATACTAACATGGTCTATAACTACATACTTACAGTCTAAACCTTTAGCTAAGAATCTAACTCTTGATACTATGTTGTCAATAGAGTTTGAACCAAAATGGTCAAACATAAATACTCTACCAGTACCAACTGTCTTATCAAAATAAGTTTTCATTTCTTCTTTACTTAGATGTACATCTGGTAAATGTAATCTTTGATTAGCTTCTATACTCATCAAACCTTTTGAAGTAATGACTGGTGTTTCTTCTAGCATTAACAAACCAACATTGTCTTGTGTTGTTTTAATTATATGATGTACTATCTCTCTCATAACTTGAGTCTTACCTAAGCCACTTCCTGCAGTAAAGGTTACTAACTCTGAAGGTCTAATACCATAAGTTATTTTATTTAATTCTTCAAATGGATATTGTACAAATGATTTAACTGTTGGTTTAGTTATCTCATCAAATAAAGTATTAGCATTTATTATTCCATCTGGTGCAAATACTTTTGCATCCCAAAAAGATTTAACATATGTTTGTATTTTATTTTTACTTAAACAATCTGAAGCATCTTTGAAGTCATTAGGTAAATGCATTATCTTACATTTGCCTGGACTAAATAATTCTGCTACTTTGTATGCTCCATCTTTTCCTTGTTCATCATTATCAAAGTTTATAATTACATTATCAAATTGTTCTAACCAATCTAAACTATTCTTTATATCTTTGATTGCAGAAGTTATTCCATTCTTAATACTAACTACTGGTGTCTCATACTTATCTGTCTTAAACATTTGATAAGCTGACAATGCATCTAACTCACCTTCAGTTACAATTACATATTTATTTTTTGTGAAGAGATGTTCACCAAACAAACCTGAGTGTTTGGTATTACCTTGAATACTAAATTCTTTTAGTTTAGTAAACCTAGTTTTAGTTCCTACCTTTGCACCTTGTTTATCATGATAAGGATAATAATGATTAGTTATATTACCCATACTATCAATCTTAACAGTTACACCATACTTCTTACAAGTATCTGATTTGATATTTCTATCAACTATTTCTGCAAAGTCTGATTGACCTACAAAATCTTTCTTCTCATGTTCTCTGTTAATTGTTGTAGGTTCTTGTTCTAAATTGTAATCTCTTATGTATTCATTACATGAGAAACAGTAAGCTGAGTTATCAGCATTAACAGAAACTGCATCACTACTACTACATAATGGACAAGGTAAGTGATACTTTACAAAGCCATTTTTATTTTGTTCATTCATTTGCACCCTCATAAAATTCCTATAATATCATTAAGTTTCCTAAGTCAAAATTTACTTTATCATTATACCATGCTATCAATAAAGATAGTAGGAACATAAGTAAAAAGTAAAATATTAAAAATTTAAATTCGTTCATAATAAAAAAGGACTGCCGACCAACTACAAGCCGACAGTCCTAGGAGTAGAAATATGACAG